CTTGCAGGACTTGAGGCACGCATCCAAGTAGACGGCCCAGTCCTCTACACCGACAAGGGCTATGCTTACGCACACCCAGCAGTGGGCATGAGGACAAGCGCAGAGGAGAGTGTTCGCAAGTGGATGAATCACCTCGGACTGACTCCAGCCGACCGCGCCAAGTTGGGCATCGCAATGGTGGAGAGCCAGAGCCGCATCGAGAAGTACCGCGAACGGATGCAGCAGAAGGGTGGCCACCGCGCTGGCTGACCCCTGTCGCACCGGCTGACCTGAGCCGCTCGCTCGGAGACATCGTTGCCGACTTCGCAGAGGACCTCGTACCCATTGCAAAGGACTCCATTGCTGGCGCCTCTGGCGAGCCACTCCACTTCCGCATGTGGCAACGACGCCTGCTCCGCAGGATGCTGGCACGCAAGGCTGACGACACCTTCACCCACCGATTCTTCCTGACTGGCATCGCCCGCAAGAACGGCAAGACGGCGCTTGCCTCTACCCTGCCACTCTTCTTCGGACTCTACGGCGACCGAGGTGGCGAAATCTACTCAGCCGCCGCTGACCGCGACCAGGCGAAGTTGGTCATGAGCCACGCGCGCCGAGCCGTTGAAATGAGTCCAGAACTGGGCGAGCAAATCAAGTTGTACCGCGACGCGATGGAGTTCAAGGGGACTGGCACCGTCTACAAGGCGCTCTCTTCCGAAGCCTTCACGAAGGAAGGACTCAGCGCCTCGCTGGTCATCGCTGACGAGTTGGCGGCATGGCCGAGCCGTGAACTCTTTGACGTTCTCAGCCTCTCAATGGGCGCACGCCGCTCGCCGCTCTTTGTTGCCATCACCACGGCTGGTCAGCGCATGGACTCGACTGGCTCCGACTCCATCGCCTACACGCTCTACCAGTTGGCACGCCGTCGCATCGCTGGCGAGAACGACGACCCGACGCTCGGCATGGCGTGGTGGGAAGCCGCTGACGACGCCTACCTTGACGACAGCAAGTGGGGCGAGGCGAACCCTGGACTGCTCAGCGACCCAGCCATCCTGTCGCTGGACGACCTGCTCTCTGCCAAGAAGCGAACGCCAGAGGCAGAGTTCCGAACCAAGCGCCTGAACCAATGGGTCAGCAGCTCGCAAGCATTCCTGCCGACTGGCACATGGGACGCCTGCAAGGACGACCAGATTGCGCTCAACAAGGAAGACGAGATTGTGCTGGGCTTTGACGGCTCGTTTAGCAACGACTCCACCGCCATCGTCGCGTGCCGCGTGGCAGACAAGGCGTTCTTCGTACTCGGACACTGGGAGCGACCGCTTGATGCGGAACTGAACTGGCGCGTGCCGGTGGAAGAGGTCGAGGCAAAGATGCTGGACATCTGCAAGGCGTTCAATGTGCGCGAGATTGTCTGCGACCCATTCCGCTGGCAGCGGTCAATGGAGGCGTGGCAACAGATGGGTCTACCTGTCGTGGAGTTCCCACAGACGCCAAGCCGCATGGTTCCAGCCACCGCTGCGTTCTATGATGCGGTGGTCAATGGTCGCGTGAAGCACAATGGGGACCCAAGCCTCTCGCGTCACGCAGCCAACGCCACACCGTATTACTCGCGCAATGGGCTTATGATTCGCAAGGAGAGCAAGACCTCGCTGAAGCGCATTGACCTTCTGGTCGCTGCGCTCATGGCACACAGCCGAGCGGGTACACTTGGAAATGCTCCAGCGCCGAAGCCGCGAGCCGAAGTGAAGTGGATTGAGTTATAGGGAGAACGATGGGCCTACTTGACCGCATCCTCGGACGCGAAGAGAAACCAGAAGAGCAGCGAACCATCGGTGGACAGTGGTTCTCGCCAGACCCGAACTACGCTGGCGTCCGAGTCACCGAGGAGAACGCCACCAGCATCGGCGCCGTCTATGCCGCCGTGAAGCTGTACGCCGACACCGTTGCCGGCATGCCGTGGGACACCTACATTCGCATTGACGGAACCCGCCGACCATACCGACCGCGACCGCGCTGGATGGACACGCCGATTCCAAACAATCCGAACTACACCTCCTTTGACTTCAAGCATCGAGTGGTGACGAGCCTCCTGATTGACGGCAACGCGTTCATCCTCTGTCTGCGCGACTCATCCGACAATGTGATTGAGACGCGAGTCCTTGACCCGCAGAAGGTGGAAATCAAGACTGGCGAGTTCGGCGAGCCTATCTATCACGTTGAGACTCGTGAGGGTCACGTCGCGCTGACGGCTGAAGAGATTGTCCACATCCCGCTCTTCGCAACAGGAGAGAACCATCGCGGACTCTCGCCAGTTGAGCATCACGCAGTGACGCTCGGACTCGCAAGCGCGACGCAAATCTTCAGCGCAAAGTTCTACCAGAACGGCACGACGCTCGGCGGCGTGGTCAAGGTTCCAGGCGAACTGACGCAGGAGCAGGCAGAGAGCCTGCGCTCAGGATTCAGCCGACGACACGAAGGCGTGGAGAAGGCGTGGCGCGTGGCGGTCCTTACCGGCGGCGCTGACTACCAGCAACTCGGCATGAAGATTAGCGACCTCCAGTTGGTTGAGACGATGCACTACGGCGTGGAAGCCATTGCGCGCATCTACGGCGTGCCGCTTCACATGCTTCAGTACCCAGGCGGCAACACCTCCTACGCGTCGGTCGAGTTGATTGGCATTGAGTGGCTGCGTCTCGGACTCGGCCCACTCATCGCACGCCTTGAAGCTGCGTTCCAGCGACTCGTGCCAGGCAGCCAGCAGACCTTCCTCAAGTTCACCCTTGACGGACTACTCCGCGCCACGACGCAGGAGCGATACAACTCCTATAGCACTGCGCTCAACAACGGCTTCCTCAGCGTGAACGAAGTGCGCGGTCTTGAGGACCGCTCGCCTGTTGATGGCGGCAACGAATACTGGAAGCCGCTCAACATCGGCACACTCGGACAGGAGCCTGACGCGTGAGCTACATCATCACCGACATTGACGGCACACTGACGACAACCGGCGACACGCCGAACCAGCCGTTCATTGACTGGCTGAAGAGCCAAGCCAACGACTTCGGAGCCGAGGTCATCGTCGTATCCGCACGGAACATTGACCGCCTTGCAGAGACGGAGCGTTGGCTGAACGACAACCTCGTGCCGTACGAGCAAATCTACTTGCAGGACTTTGGCGAGAGCAATCCAGCCGTGAACGAAGCGTTCAAGGCATACAAGTATTCCAAGCTACAAGAGGAATACGGCGATGAGATTGCCTTCCTCGTAGACAACGACGCCGAGGCGCGCGACGCGGCCGAGGGCATGGGCATCCTCGCCTACACGCCAGACGAGGCGATTGCGCTGACCGTTGATGACGGCGAGATGGATGACGAGATGCGCGTGCTGATTGACGTGCCTGAATACATCCAGATGGCAGCCGCGAAGGGAATCACTTACTTTGACAACGGCTTCGCCGGCGACGGCTTGCAGCCTGAGACGGTTGAGGACGCACGTCAGTTGCGCGCTGGACAAGTCGAGGACGAGAAGGTCACGCGGATGCGCGCGTGGATTCTGCGACACCGTGGCGACTGGGAAGGCGTACCAGCAAACAGCAACCCACAAGACGACAACTTCCCTGGACCTGGCGCCGTCGCCGCCTATCTTTGGGGCGTAGACCCCACAGCAGAAAATGGTGCAGACAGGGTTCTACAATGGGCAGATGGCGTCCTCGCGCCACTAGAAACAGAAGAGAGGTTTGACGTGAAGGAACTTGAGACACGCGCTCTTCCGATGGGCGACTACAGCGTGGAAGATGCCGAAGACGGCCAGAAGCGCATCAGCGGATACGCCGCTCTCTTCAACACGCCTTCCGCTGGTCTTCCGTTCACTGAAGTCATTGCGCCAGGCGCGTTCAAGCGCACGCTCTCTCGCGTCGCTGCTGGCAAGAAGTTTGTCGCCTTCCTATTCGGTCATGACGAGACCCGCGCACTTGCAACTACTGCGAGTGGTCGCCTGACATTGGTTGAAGACGAACGCGGCTTGAAGGTTGAGGCACTCCTTGACCCATCCGACCCAGACGCCGCGTCAGTTCTCTCAAAGGTCCGCAACGAGGCCAGTTCTATGGGCTGGTCTTTTGGCTTCACTATCCCCGCACGAGGTGATTCTTGGACCGAGGATGAGCGCACGCTGCGCGAAGTCAATCTCTTTGAGGTCTCCGTCCTCTCAGCCGGTCAGACACCTGCCTACCCAGCAACGCTTGGCTTGACCAGCGTTCGCAAGGTTGCCGCGCGCATGGGCGTGGACGGCGACCGCCTCATCTCAGCCATCGAGTCCATCAAGTCGGCGACACCGCTGACACTTGAGGATGTCGAGGTGATTGACACCGTGCGTGAAAAACTCGCGCCAAAGTCCGAAGCGATTGACCCTTCAATCGCCGAGGCTCGGCTCGTGCTTGCTCGCGCGGAGTCTGAATCGCTCTAACAGCCACGAGGTCGCGTCCCGCTGCGCTAAGTACGCAAGCCCACGCAAGACCATCCCGCTAGGCGAGCCGCAACATTGTGGAAAGCCAGAATAAGAAAGGAGTCTGACCAAAATGGCAGACATTAAGAAGCTGCACGAGACCCGTGCCAACCTGCTTACGCAGGCCACCAGCATCGTTGCTGAGGCTGCTGAGTCGGGCGTCGCCCTTGAAGGCGACAAGAAGAACCAGTTCGAGTCCCTTACGGCTGAGGCTGGCGTAATCGCGGAAGCGATTCGCAGCGAGAAGTCGGCAGCAGAGGCGCGAACCGCCGCTGACACGATTCGTGCTGAGTACGCTTCAGTCATCGCTCCGAAGGCTGAGAAGTCTGACGACGAAGTTTCCGAGCTGCGCGCTCTTGGGCGCAACGGCGGGAGCAAGATGTTTGAGTACCGCGATGTGACTCGCGCAACCGGACTTGGGAACCCAGTTTCCATCGCCGACCGCGTGAACGTAGTGGCCGCTCAGTTCAACCCATTCCTCGACCCAGCCATCATCACCGTGGTCCGCACGGCGACCGGCAACAACATCCAGTTCCCACGCGTCACGGCGCTTGGAACCGCTGGTTCAGTTGCTGAAGCTGGCACAATCGGTGAGTCAGACGGAACGCTCAGCGCGCTGTCCCTCACCCCAATCAAGTACGCGACCATCATCCAGGTCTCGGAAGAGCTCGTGGAAGATGCAGTGTTCGACCTTGCTGGCATGATTGCTGACAAGTGCGGCGCTGAGGTTGCAGTTGCTCACGGTGCCTTCGCTGGTACCGCGGTTGCTGCGGCTGCAACGGTTGGAGCAACAGGCTCCGGCACGGTTTCAATCAACCCAACGTACACCGACCTTGCGAAGCTGAAGGCGTCTGTGAACCAGGCGTACCGACGCGCACCAAAGGCTGGTTGGTTGATGAACGACACGACGCTCGGCGTTGTGACTGGTCTTGTCGACACGGCAGGACAGCCAATCTTCCGCGCAGGCGATAGCAACACACCTGACCGACTGTTGGGTGCGCCTATCTACAGCGCAGCGTTGATTGACCTGGCCGACAACACCGCAGGCGCAATCCTGTTCGGTGACCTCGGACAGATTTACACGGCACTCGTTGGCGGCGTCCGCGTGGACGTGAGCCGCGAGTACGCCTGGAACACTGGCCTTGTCTCGTACAAGGTTGAGGTTCGTGGCGCGACCGGGCTGGCACAGGCTTCAGCAGTGAAGTCCTACCAGTCAGCCAACGTCTAATCGTTAGGCGCTAGGTAGCGGCAGGGAGTCGGGCTTCGGCTCGGCTCCCTGTTGCATTAGTGGGAGGGTTCATGGACATCTTCAAGAAACTCAAGGAACTGACCCGCAGGGGTCCTCGTAGAATCAACGCAGAGGCACCAACGCGGCTCGTAGAGCGCGCTATCATCACGAGGTGGGGCAATACAGCCACATTGAACAACAAGCCGCTCAGAGGGCGGGAGAAGGGAATCAGCGAGTGAGCGAGCAGCGCATCAGCAGCAGGCAGGTCACGGTCGGCACGGCAGCCGTTGCCGTCGGTGAGGGGCTGGTCCCAGGCTCGACCTTTGTTCTGCACGCGGACACGCCAGGGAGCCACGACATCTTCATCGGACCGCTGGGCGTCACCATCTCCACTGGACTTGCGCTGCACAGTGGCAGCACCCTGACAATCAACGTTCCTGAGCGGGTGCAGTTGTATGCTGTCACCGACTCAGGGACACACACCCTGTACGTCCTACAAATCGGAGGCCGCTAAATGTCCTACGCAACGCTCGCAGAGTTCAAGAGCGCCATCGGCATCGGCACCGCCGACACCACCGATGACGGCGCACTCCAGTCAGTCCTTGACGCGACCGACGCGCTGATTGACAACTACACCGACCGACGCCAGGGCTTCGGCACAGCGTCAGAGACGCGCTACTACACGGCGCAGGACTTCCAGTACGTCTTGACGGACGACCTCGTGAGCATCTCTTCGCTCACCACGGACGACGATGGCAACAACACCTACGAGACAACGTGGACACTTGGCACGGACTATGTATTCGCACCGGCGAACAACGCGCTGGACGGCTGGCCGTACACGAGCATTGAGGTCAGCGTCACATGGCCGAAGAACTTCCCAAAGAACGTCTATCGCGGCGTGAAGGTCATCGGCGTCTTCGGATGGCCGTCAGTCCCGAACGCCGTCAAGCAAGCCGCACTGATTCAGGCTGGCGCAGTCTGGTCATCGCGCACCTCGCCGTTCGGCGTCATCGGCTCGGCTGACCTCGGCGGCATCCTTCGTCAAACAAGCGCACTGCACCCAGAGTCGCGCATCTTGCTTGAGCAATACCGCACGCGCGCAGGTCTGGCTCGGTGAGCTTCAACGACGCCACGATTCTCGCTGGACTTGCCGCGCACCTCAGGGCGCAGTCGGCTCCGACTGGCTACACGCTGCGACAGGTTCACACCTTCCCGCCGGACAATCTGGCAGTGGTGCCAGCCTGCGTCCTCATCCCAGGCGACGACACGGTGGCATACGGTGCGAGCAATCGTCAGGTCACGCTGACCATCAACGCGACCATCTACATCCAGCCACAGGCAGACCTCGGTCGCAAGTACGCCGACCTCATGGCTTGGCGCACATGGCTGCGCGACAGCCTCATTGACGGCGTCACGCTGGACGGCACGGATGCCGTTGCACAGGCAAGCGTCACCTCCACGAGCATCGGGACCGACACTTGGGCTGACCAAGACTTCCTGACCATTTCCGCGAGCATTGAAATCGCAAGCGTGGAGGCAATCGCAACCAGTGCCTAGCCTGAAGAAGCCTCTAGCGTACCCAGTCACCAGCCACATTGAGTTGCAGTATGTTGCCGGCTCTCTTCCACAAGGAGAGTTCGTCGGAGGATTGCCGCTTGATGGGTCTACAATCAGCGCACCCGCAGCACTCGCGCAAGCGTGGATTGCGGCAGGAATCGCCAAGCCAGTAAGTGCCGCACCAGCGGCTGAAGACGACAAGGAGAACGAATAATGCCAGCCGCATCCGCAGGCAACGTCCTGTTCAGCAAACTGGTCGCCTTCAAGGAGACGACCTACGGCACCATCCCAACGCTGACCTCTGGCGGCCGCAAGCTGCTCGTCACCCCAACTGGCGTTATCTCTGACGGCGTCACCATTGAACTTGGCGCCGAGCGCAGCGTTGCGCTTCGCAACCCAATGATTGGCTCCACCGGCACCATCGTCTCCATTGAGCCAACCCTGAGCGCCACCGTTCCTGCGGTCAGCGTCGGTGAACTTCCTATCTGGCTTTCAATGACTGACGGCGTGACCCCAAGTGGCACCGCCGCCCCGTATGGCTGGGACTTTGACTACAGCATGACTGCGGCGAACAACCCAGTCTCCTACTCGCTCGTGGCAACCGACGGACAGCAGCAGTACGTTGCGAACTACTGCCTCGCTGAGTCAATCACGATTGCGGCAGACCGCAGCGGGCTGACGAACCTGAGCGCCTCACTCTTCTCGCAGAACATTGCGAAGAGCAGCGCGACGCTCGCCGAAGGCACGCCGACCTCACCGTTCATGGCAGGACGCCTCTGGAACGCCTTCCAGCACGGCTCATCCTTCCCTGGCACGGCTGACGGAACAGCCTACGAGTACCTCCTTGACTTCAGCCTTGAGTATTCTTCGGGCATCGCCCGCCAGTCGTACCTCGCAGGCACCACCGTATTCAGCACGCATGCCGAGAGCAATCCATTCACCGGCACGCTGACGATGACGGTCTCCTCGACCGCCTCGGCAGTCAGCACCTGGTACGACGCCTATCGCGCAGCTACGCCGAAGGGCGTGCGCCTGACGTGGAGCAACGGCACCTACAGCGCGCACATCATGTGCATGATTGTCCCAACCGAAGTGCAGCAGATGGCTGGCGCTGAGGATGGGCTGACCACGATGGCCGTGACCGGCACGCTGGTCTACGACACATCAAGCGCGAAGAGCCTTCGCATCGTGGTGAACAGCGACTTGGCGGTTCTGCCCTAAGTCTTAGTTAGCAGGAGGAGGAGACATGAGCCAGAGCAAGCCACAGTTCCGAACCGTAGACATCACCCTGTCCGCGCCCTTCGAGGGCTGGACGGCGACGATGAAGGCTGAGGGCGTTCCTGCTCGCATCTTTATCGAGCTACAGAGCGGCAGCGTTGAGCGCGCACTCACCGCGCTTGAGCGCCTTGTCATCAAGCACAACTTCCTAACGGAAGATGGCGAGCCGGCGAAGCAGGTGCTGGACGCGCCGATGGACGCACTCTCTGACGCAATCACGAAGTGGTCGGAGGCAGTCGCAGCACTCCCCCCGCGATAAGGCTCGACGCCCAGCGGCTGGCGGCGGGTCGTTCAATCGCGCCGCACCCGCTGGTAGCAGCGCACCTGATTGGCAAAGAGTTCCACATCCCACCGCACGAGGTTCTGGAGTGGGAGGCAGAACACTTCACTCGTACAATCATGCTGATGTCCGACCTCCAGCCTAAGGAGAAGCATGGCCGCTAACGATTCGCTCGTTCTCCAAATCAGCGCCGACAAGAACTTTGATGACCTCCGCATCGGGTTCTATCAGGCAAGCAACCCAAGCGGCTTCAAGCGCATGCAGTCCTTCGCTGCGCTGAACGCTGCGCGCACGATGCTGAAGCCGATGAAGCAAGCTGCGCCGAAGGGCAGGACCACGGAGCAGCCGGGCAAGTTGGCGAAGAACGTCAAGGCTCGTGGCGTCAGATTCAACAAGCCAGGCGCAGTCGTAGGAATCAAGGGTGGACGCTCTGGCGTGTTCTATGGCTGGTTTGTCGTGGAAGGTCGTGGAGGCGTGCGCCGAACCAAGTCAGGCTCGGTTGCAGTCAAGGCAGTTGCTCCGCGTCCATTCGTGACGGATACGGTCAAGAAGGCGGGTACAATCGAGCGAGCAATGGAAGCCTTCTCTGCAACCACTGAGAAGTTCCTCAATGACGGCGCCTTCCGCGCCACCATCTTGAAGTTCAAGAGAGGGAATCAACGCTGATGGCTGCTGACCGCTCCGCGAACTTCGTCGTCAAGGCTAAGGACGCCGCGACTGGGCCGCTTGGCAAGGTCGGCACGGCGATGGGCAAACTCAAGGGCGCAAGCGTCAAGGCGTTCAAGGCTATTGCCGCCGGTGCGCTCGTGGCTGCCGCAGCCGTCACAGCCTTCGTTGCTGATTCAATCAAGGGGGCAATTGAGGACGAGCGCTCAACGATTCTCACCAACGCCGCACTCAAGGCCCGAGGCTTTGAGTTGGACAAACTCGCACCAAAGATTGACGAGCAAATCAAGGCGATGGCTCGGTTCGGCAAGACTGACGATGACGTTCGCGCTGGGCTAGAAGTCGGCTCCCGATTCTTCAAGAACCAGACGAACCTTCTGAAGGCAAACGAGGCCGCCGCTGCCATCTCCTCCGTGACCGGCAGGGACATGGCTGACGTGATGGCACTCATTGGCAAGGCTGCTAACGGCAGCACGCGAGGACTCGCAGCACTCATCGGACCGATTGAGAAGGGCGCAAGCGTCACCGACATTCTCACGCAATCCAACGAAAAGTACCTAGAGGTCGCTGAGGCTCTTGCGGATAGCACGAGCGGCAAGATGCTCACCGCACAGATTGCCTTCGGGGAAGAGATGGACAAGTTCGGCGCGCAGTTCTTGCC